CCACCATGAGGCTCGGCAGAGCCGAGATCTTCCAGCCCCAGGTGTCTCGCCCAGGGTACTTCGCGATCCAGCGCGCGCCGTTCTTCGGATCCCAGCGTACGAAGGCCTCCTTCTCCGGTCCCTCGCGGATCTCCGCGCCGCACTCCGCGCAGACGTAGTAGGCATCGCGCGTCTTGTGCACCAGTACGATGCCGCGCTCGTCGCGCTCCTTCTCCCAACGCACGTTGTCCCACACCATCACCTGCAGGTGGCCGCAGTGCGGGCAACAGCAGTAGTACTCGCGCTGGTCGGAGGCGAGGTACTCGCGCACGGTGCGCGAGTCCGCGGACTGCGGGCTGCCGCCCTGCAAGATCTTCGCGTTCGGGTCGTTCTGCGCGCGCCGGCGAGAGCGCGCACCGAAGTCGCCTTCTTTCTTGTTGCGCCGTGCGTCGAGTGCGTCGAACTCGTCGTTCAGGACGTAGCGCGCATTCTGGCCGCGGGCGCTCGATGGCGAGTTGGAGCCGACGACCGAAAGCCACGCGCCCTTGAACCGACGGTGCAGGATCGTCGTGTTTGGCGCGCGCCCCTGCTCGGGATCCGCGATCTTGCCGTGGAGGCACGGCGTCGTACGGATCATCTCCGGCAGCGTCTCCTTCGCCCACCGCATCGCGTCCGGCGTCGTCGGCCAGTACACGAGGATGTTGCCGGGCGACCGGTCGATCACGTAGCCCACGATCCCGTTGATGATCTCTGTGTAGCCGACGCGCGCAGCCTTCAGCACCACGCCCACGCGGAAGTCGGGATCGGTCCACGCGTCAGCGATCTCGCGCAGGTACGGCGCGTGTTCGAAGCGATAGGGACCCTTAATCGGCGAAGACTCGCCGAGGACGCGGTTCGCCTCCATCCAGTCGCTGAGGCGGACGTCCTCGAGCGGCGCCAGGATGCTGGGCCCCATCTCCTCGAGGGCGAGTCCGAACAGTCGCTGCGCTTCTGGGTGCGTCGCGATCCTAACCATCGGCGCCGACCTCAGCGGCGGCTGCGGAGGCAACCTCGGCCTCCGCCTCTTCAGGGGTGAGATCCTCGGCCACGATCTGGATGCGCCGACCGACCGCAGCCACGGCGGCTCCGAGGCGCACGAGCAGCTCGTTCGCCGCTTCACGCCACACAGCGCGAGACTTCTGCGCGTTCGGCAACTGGACCGTCTTGCGGGCATATCGCCCTGGCAGCTGGTCGACCTCGCCGCGCAGCGCCTGCAGCACCTCACTCATCGCGCGCTCGGAGGTCGGGCGATCGAGCAGCTCGCCCCGCTTCCGCAGCAGATCCATCTCAGCCTGCTCGGCTTCCGCGTTCAGCTTCCGTAGCTTCGCCTGGTCGAGGAGGTCCAGCTTCTCCTCCTTGACCTGTACCAGCTCGCGCTGGTACTTCACGAACTCGTGCACGCACAGCGGCAACGGATAGAGCCGCCGGCTGTTCTCGACGATCGACGAGATCTTGCCGCCGTCCACGAGATTCTTCACCTGTCGCGGCGTAACGCCGAGCAGCCCCGCGAGGTCTTGCTGATTCGTGCGCGGCGGAATCCCGCCGACGCGCCGCGAGACCGAGTACTCGATGTACCAGGTGATCGCTCGCGGCACCGGGTAGCACTTCGCCTTGGCCTTGGTGACGGTCGGCAATCCCTCGCGTTCGAGCGTCGCGAGCTGCGGTACCGGCACGTCGATTATTGCCGCGAAGTCCGCGGCGGACAGGTCAGTCGCCACGGAGCTGGCTCATGGCCTCCGTGTAACGGAAATGCGATCTCGCAGAACTCGGACAAGTGCGAGAAGTGCGGTCGTCGGACCCCGCGTGGGGTGCCCCCCTCGGGGAGGACCCGTGCGGCAAGCCTTGCCGAGCAGCAAGACGACAGCTGCGTGCGGACCGGGATAAGCTCACCACGACCTGCTCGGGTGCGCGTAACCGCCTCGATACGACAGACCAATGCCGCGCGGACGGCCGATCTCGTTGCTCCATAGCGCGGCCTGCAGCGCGCCGCGGAAGTTCGTGACCAGCCGCTCGCTGATCACGCGCTCCGCCGTCTTGAAGAAGAAGAAGCGGCCCGGCACCTGCACCTGCATGCGCACTGTGAACAGAGCACGGAGGGCGTTGTCGGCCTTCCCCACGCGCTGAAAGATCATGCCCCCGCCGGCGGATTCGATCATGAAGGTCCGTCGCTTGCCCTTCACCCGCCCGGACCAGCCCACGCTGCCGATGATCTGCCCCCTTGCTCCGCGATGCACGCCCTTGGCCGGCCGCTGCGGAATCGTGAACGTTGTGCCACCGATACCCGTTGCCGACGGATACAGGTTGCGCGGCACCACGCCCATGGGGCCACTGCGCAGCGGCACCGCTACCGCATTGGCGAAGGGGCCGATGTTCCGCCGTGACGACCTCGTGCCGCCCGCTTCGAGCCACGGCATCAGCGACCTGCCCTTGCCGACGTTGCTGTTCACGACGATGCGCTGGACGTATCGACTCGACGCACCTGTCGAAGCGCGCGGCTGCTCGATCACGATCGCCCGAGAGAGCATGCGGGCGAAGCTGGCCGACCGAATCTTGAACCCTCGCTGGTAGACGCGATTGCGCACCGCATCGCGCGCCTCCTCGGCGGTGCGGCGCAGCGCCAGGCGCATCGCGAAGGGCGCCTGCTTCTGCTGCATGCGACCGAACTCCTTGATGAGATCGGCCACGCTCTTCGATGCGTCCATCGTGACGATCATCGCGGCCTCCGTGCAGCTCGGGTGGGACGTTCCTTGCGGTAGCCACGCTCGGCCCACTGGCCGATGCGGTCGAGGCACCAACCCCGCGCGTCATCGATTACCTCAAGCCGGCTCTGCCTGCCCTTTCCGAGGCCGGCATCAAACGCCGCGTGCAGCCTCATCAGCAGGTGCCGCAGGTCGTCCAACGTGCCGCAGCAGGCGAGCGCTCCGTGCTGCAGCTCCTGCAGCAGGAACTCGTGCTGGCTCATCGTGAGCTTGCCGTCCTCGGCCTTCACCTCGAACCAGAAGGCGGTGCCGTACACGCGGTAGCGGCGATCGCTGATGCCGCGCGTCTGCTGGGCCGCCTGCGCCTGCGAGAACTTCACGACGGCCTGCGTGCCCGCGATCTTCGCAACTAGGTCATCGCAGAGCTGCTCCTCGGCGGTCTCGCTCCTGCAGGTCCTGAGGCCCTTGGCCGGTGAGTTCGGGCCGATCTCGATGCCGTTGACCTTCATAGCGTCCTCGGCGGATGGCGATCCGACTCACGGCGGTCATCACGGCGAGCGCGCACCTCTTCTTCCTGCCGGAAGAGCGCGTCCTGCGCGAGCGCTGCCAGCTCCAGCAGGTCGGTCTTCGTGAGACGAGTCACGCGCTCTTGGCCGGCGAGGCCGTTGCTGTATCGCAGCACGACCTGAGCGGTCCCCGGCACCCCAGGCTGCCGGCAGGCCTCGATGATCTCTGCGATGCGCATCAGGCCTCACCCATTGGCAGCGCGATCGGCTTCTCCGCCTGGCGCCGCTGCTCGAGCTTCAGGCGCTCGTCGTGCTCGCGCAGCCGGCGCTCCTCCGGCGAGATCACGCGCAGCCGCGGACCGTCCCACTCGAGGATCGCCGTCCCCGTCGCGCCGGCCTTCTGCTTGGCGAGGTTGATCTCGATCGTATCCGGCTGCGTCGGGTCGTACATGTGCGGCCGGTACAGCAGCCACACGTGGTCCGCGGCCTGTCGCATGCCCGAGGAGCCCTGCAGGTCGCGGAGCTGCACGCGCTTGTCGTCGCGGTCCTCCACCTGCTTGTCGTTCGGTTGCGCCAGGGCGACGACGATCACGCCGAGCTCGAGCGCGAGCGACTTCAGGCGGTAGACGATCTGCGTGATCTGCTCCGACCGCAGCTCGCCGCGGCCGCGGTCCCGATCCTGCAGCAGCTGGATGAAGTCCACGCCGATGGCTACGAGGCCCGGCTCCTTGGTCTTGAGCAGCCGGCACCGGTTCTCCACGTCGCCGATCGCCGGCATCACCGTGTCGTCGACGTAGATCGCCTGGTTGAGGAGCCGACCCGCTGCGCCGGCCAGTTCGCTCAGCTCGGCGTCGGTGAGCTTGCCGGACTTGAGGTTCGCACGCGGGACCGCCGCCTCCGCCGCCAGAGCAGACTCGAGGAGCATGCCCTCCGACATCTCGGCGGAGACGAAGCCCGTCGCGCCGGCGCCGCAGATCGCGAGCTCGCGCAGCCAGTTCCACACGAGCGTCGTCTTCCCGCAACTCGGCACGCCGGCGACGATGATGAGCTCCCCGCGCTCTACGCCGCCGTTCAGCCGGGCGTCGAGCTCGCGCAGGTAGGTCGGCACCAACGTGGCCGCCGTCCCCGACTTCCGCTGCTCGATGCGCTCCATGGCGGTCCAGAGTCCCTGCTTGATGCGGCGGAAGCCCTGCTCGCCCTTGCTCGAGGCCAGGGGCGCCAGCGCCTTGCTGGCCCACGAGAACACCTCGTCGACGTCGAGCTGCCGATCCTGCGCCATCTGCTGCATGCGCTGCCCGAGCGCCGCCACCTCGCGCCGCTTCCAGAACTCGCGCACGATGCCGACGTGGTGCATCACGTTGGCCGTCGTCGGGATCTCATCGAGCAGCCCGCCCACCAGGGTGGCGCCGCCAGAGACCTGCAGCGTCCCCATCGCTTCCAGCTTGTGCAGCAGCGTGATCGGGTCGATGACGATGCGGTCCTGACGGAGCGCCTCCATCGCCTCGTAGGTCACGCGGTGGGCACCGATGCCGAACATCTTCGGTGTGAGCAGCGACGCGACCTCGGTCGCGATGCGGAACTCGTCGGCCGCGCCAGCGAGCAGCAGCGCCGCCAGCACGCCGCGCTCCGCATCGACGTGCACGAGCGTTTCACGGGTAACGCTCGTCGCCGTAGAACTCTGGCCTGTCTGCACTTGCGCGTTCACGCGGCCCCTCCAGGCAGCCGCGCGGGCTGCGGTTCAGGGGTGGCATCGGCGTGCCCGATCCACTCGCCCAGGATCGCCGCGGCGGGCAGTCGGTGCTCCTTGACCTCGACGAAGACCAGGGCCTCGCCGGGCCCGAGCGTCAGCACCTTGCCTCGCGCGCTCGGAAACAACGTGGCGTACGGCACCTGCGAGAAGCTCCTCACGCGGCCCCCTGGCTCGGGGTGCGGAACGACGCGAGGAGCTCCTGCAGCCGGTCCTCGCGCGTCTTCGCGAACTTGATCTCGGCCAGTGCCCACGGCTTCACGTGCACCACGAGCGCGAGGAACGCCACGCCGTCGGCCACGGCACCGTCCCGCACGAGCGCCTCGACCCGCTCGGCCAAGGCATCCCGCGACTGCATCGGCGCCGTCAGCCCGCCCCGCACGAAGAGATCCCACAGCGCCGCACCGCTCCAGGTGCGGTCACCGATCGGCACAATCGCCGCCGCCACGCGCGTGCGGCCCGGCCTCGAGGGCGCACCGGGCACGAAGGCCGCGGCGTCACCGCGCGCCTGCTCGCGCTCCCAGCGCTCCACCACGCCGGCGGTGAAGTAGTGCAGCGACCGCGGCTCCCGCTCGCACTTGAGCGCGGCCTCGTACACGGCCTGCACGGCGAACGCCGCGTCGATGCCGTGCTGCGCGATCGCCTCGAGCAGGTTCGCCGCCGTCCCGCTGGTGATCGGGTTGCGGTCCGTCCCGAAGCGCTCGTCGAACGCCCGGTTCGCGGCCGCCGCCAGTTGCTGGGCGAGTCCGCGCGGTCGCGCGCCAGCAGCAGTAGCTGGGGGTCGTTCAGAGGGGTCGTTCAGAGGGGTTCGTTTGGTGGGGGGATTTCCCCCTCCCCGTGGTGGGGGGATTTCCCCCAGGGGGGGTGGGGGACTGGCACCCACCCGGGGTGGGGGGATTTCCCCCTCCCCCTCAGTGGGGGTGGGGGGATTTCCCCCACCCCCCTCGACGGCCTCATCGTCGGGCTCGTCGAGCACGATCTGCAGCTGGTTCGTGTCCTGTGCGCCGGTCGCCTTGTAGCGCACGCGCTTGCGCACGTAGCCACGCTCCACCAGCCACGCCGCGGCGCGCCGGAACTCGCGCTCGTCCATCTTCGCGCGCTCGGCGATCGTCTCGTTCGCCGCCCACACGCCGCCGCCATCGCGGTTCGTGAACGTGCCGATGGCGCAGAGCGCCCGCAGCCGCGCGCCGCTGCACTCGCGATCGGCGAGCGCCCGTTCGGGGATGATGCAGAGCCCTG